AGCTCATGCCGCCATTCATCTGGTTCAGGTATTGCTGCTGCTGCTGGTTGTTCGCGTACTGGCCCAGCCCGGTGTTGAAGGCATTCGCCATGCCGACATAGCCAGATGCGCGTGCCGCGGCGGCGTTTTGTGCTGCATTGCCCATGTTGGCGGCGTTCTGCATGCCGGCGCTGCCGATTGCGTTAAAGGCGTTCTGGCCGGCCTGGCTCGTCTGGTTGACGGCGGCCTGGCCGGTGCCGGCAAGGCCTGACAGGCGATTGAAGCGGTCGCCCGTGTCGCTCTTGAAGCGGTTGTAGGCTGCGCCGTATTCCTGTGATGCCAGCCCGCTGTTGAAGCGCGCCAGCGCCTTCAGGGTGGCGCCGGAATAGCGCGCGCCGCTGGCCGTAGCCGCTCGGTTGATGCCTTGTTCGCCCTGATCAAGGCGGAACTGCATGCCAGGGTCTTGCTGGTAGTCGGCCATGGTGAAATTGCGGTTGAACTCACCGCCCGGTGCCGTGCCACCAGCAAGCTGCGCCAGCGCACCATAACCGGCTTCCCGGTACTGCGCGGAATCGGCGCGCTGCTGGGCAAGCTGCGCCAGCTGGTCGGTGCGGTTCTGCTGATACTGCTGGTTCGACAGATCGGAAGCCTTGTCCGCCGCCTTGGCGCCCTTTCCAGCTGTCGCATTCGATGCCACGCCGCCGATGATGGCCCCGCCGACGATCGCCGCGGCCACGCCACAATGCCGAAACGCGCCATCCAGCAGCGCGTCCTGTTTTCGTTCCCCACGAAGGTGCTTTTTCATCATTCCCCCAGCCATTTGCTGTAATACGTTTCTACGGGCGCCGCGCCGATGCGCTTGAACAGCGCGCTGGCGTCGGCGTGAATCTTGGAACCCATGAACCACCGCTGCACGCCGCGCCGGCGCAGTTCGGCTTCCACGAACCGGAACATGCGCACGCCAGCGCTGCCGGCGCGCTTGTCGGCCCTGACATAGAAAATGTCCATCGTGCACGTCAGGCAGGTGCTGTAATGCAGGCCGGGGGCGATAAAGCCGATGAAGTAGCCGACCAGTTCGCCAGCATCGCGCAGCGTGACGAACAGCAGGCCGCCGCCGCGCTCGCGCTCGATGTACACCTGGTATTGCGGCGACAGCGGCACCTGTTCCTGGTTCAGGGCCAGTTCCTTGTAGTGCAGAGGCAGCAAAGCCTGGAGTTCTTCCAGGCGGTCTTCGAAGCTTTCGACGTGGCAGGTAATCATTTCGAAGTCCTGATATCAACAATCATGTGGATCCGATCGTCGGCGCTGTTGTTGATCACTTCGTGTTCCTGGCTGTTGTCGAACCACCAGGCCTCACCGACGCCCATGTAGACGGACTCGGCGCCGGCGCGGAACTGCACGCCTGGCTGGCTCTGCAGCACGATGTGGAAGCGGCTGTAATAGTCCGTGTGCGATGGCGTGTCGACGTGCGGGAAGATCACGCCGCCCGGGGCAATCTTGTTGATCATCACGCGGCCCAGCCGTTCGCCACCAACGTAGTGCATCAGGTTCATGATCAGCGGGCGCGCCTCGGGCAGCAGTGCATAGGCCGGATAGTCCACGTTTTCGTGCTGGTCGTAGGTGCTGACGTGCTTTTCCAGTTCGGCTTCGGTTTCGTGCACGCTCTTGGTGGGGAAGCGCAGCATGATCGACTCAATTTGCTGGAACGGGCCTTGCGGGTAGTCGCGCAGGTAGGTGTCTTCCTTCCACAGCCCTGGCCGGCGCTTGATCGCCAGCAGCAGCGGAAGCACGTCCAAGCCAGTGCCGAGTTTTTGAAAATTGTTCATGCGCCATCTCTCCAATTACTGGTGTCGCCGCCGCCGGAACAGTCCAGGGCTGCCACTTCCGAACGCAACAGTTCGGGTTTTTTGTTGTTCCGCTTGACCAGCGCCACCGCGCCTTTGGTGTCTTCGGCCAATTTTGCAATGTCGGATTGCGACATTCCGGGGTAGTCGGTGACCAACTCCCAGGCCAGCAGCAAGCGGATCATGCGGCGGTATCCTGGCGGCATCGCAAACGTGTTCAGCAGCGACGTGGCCGCGGTGAACACGGTATTTTGATAAATGGTCATCGTTGCGGCCTGATCAGGCACGGGCCACAAGATCATGACGCCATTCGGGTAGGCCGGATCGTAGATCAGCCACTGCGGAATGCCGCGCTGACTTTTCAGGCCGATCAGCGCATATTCGTCATCCGTGTGCACGTCGACCGGGAAATCCGTTCCCTGATAGGTCACGAAAGCGGTGTCCAGGAAGGGCGGGCGCTGCGCCACCACGGCGCCGGTTGGGCCGATGGTGTAGCTGGCCGTGCCGGCGACCAGCGGGAAGGTGGTCTGCAGCGTGCTGTACACGGCAAGGTTCTGGATCGACAGCGCCTCAAGCACGTCGTTGAATTTGTTCAGCGCGTTGTTGCTCATGCTGGGCGGAATAGGCTCGCCAACGGCTAAAGCCTTGACCGTTACCAGCGCTTCGGTGACCAGATCCAGAACCGTTGCCATGATTATTCGCCTTTCGCGGTGCGTACGCGCTTGGCTGGGCCTGCAGCAGGTGCTGGTGCTGCCTGGTCAGTCGTCCCGGTATCCGCTGGCTGGCGCTGGTCTTCCAGTTCCTGGCGATCGGCGTTCAACGTCGCGCGGTCGGCTTCCAGCTGGGCCATGGATTCTTTGTAGCCGGCGGTCAGCTTGGCGCGCTCATCGGCCAGATCCTGCATCTGCTGACTGGCATCGCGCTGGGCATCGGCCACCAGCTGAGCGAACGTGGCGCGGTCCTGCTCCAGCTTTTCGCGGTCGGCCAGCAGTGCGTCGTATTCGGGCGACAGCATGACGTTGGCGGCATGGTCCGCGCCGCTGATGGTCTGGCCGCCGGCGCCGACGACTTCAGGCAGGTATTCGGGCGGCAGCTGGGCTTCCTGCTCAGCGTTGGCGATGACCACCTGCGACTTGTGATCGTTGCGGTGCGTGAAAATCTTCGGGTAGGTATTTTGGTTCATGGTGCTGGTTCTCCTGAAATGCCCGGCCACCGTGATGGCTGGCCGGGCTTGCTGCGGTTGTGGTTGCTGGCTTAGGCGTTGACGACGAGCATGCCCGGCGTGGCGAGGATCGCCCAATCTACGAACGTGGTGGCCGTGGCCGCCGCGGTCAGGTAGATGGTGAACGAGCCGGCAGCGCAGACAACACGTTCGACGCGCAGGGCCGTGGCGTCAGCTGCAGCCTGGGCGATCACGGCATACACTTTCGTGTTCGCGTCCACTTTGTCGTTCGTGACGACGATCGACGCGGCAGCAGCAGCCACGCCGACAGTTCCCTGCAGGACGTTGGCGGTAACCGGGCCGGGGGTGATGTTCGCGGCCAGGGCAGTGGTTGCCAGGCCTTGAGCGATCAGCGCGGTTTCGACGTTGGTAGGCAATTCGACGGTGGTGCCGGCGAGATAGCCCATGTAGGCAATACGGAGTAAGACGGCCATGATGTTCTTCCTTGAGAGTGAAAAGGGTAGGTATTTCGGTGCAGCAGAAACGGGAAAAGCCGGGGTTTCCCCCGGCCTGCGCAATTACACGCTGTAGTATTTCGCGGACAGTTCCGGGTAGGTCGCGGCCCAGCCGAACAGCACGTCCAGACGCGTGATAGGCACGTCGTTGGTGCCGTCGTAGAACTCGGTCACCTTGATGGTGAAACCGTCGCTGGTTTCCTGGTGCACGCCGATCACGCCCTTGCCATCGGTCGGCGCCCACATCGGCACCATCGCCAGCGTGAACGCATCCTTGTGGTAGGCGATGTTCGTCTGGTAGCTGGTCGACGCGGCGCCCACGATCAGGAAGTTCTGGCCGTTGGTCGGGCTGGCGGTCACGTTCTGGAACGCGCCGGAAGTGACCAGGGCAGGGCTGACCGGGATTGCAGTCGCGCCGCCGGCCAGGTCGGCAGTGACGACGAATTGCGCCAGCACGCCGGTGCTGATGCGCGATTGCGGGTTGACCGCGAACACGCCCGGGAAGGTCACCACGGTGCCGCGCGTGATGGTGCCGCCCAGGGCCGCCACGTTGATGCTGGCGCCGGTCTGGCCGGCGGCGCTGACGGCGGTGCCGGTTACCACCTGGGTGCCGTTGGTGTGCGTGTCCACGTTCTGATCCATGCCCATCTTCAGGCCGAACGAAGGCACCATCATGCCGCTGTTGAACTGCTCACCGATCTTTTCCTGACCGTTGAACAGGCCGGCCATACCCTGGACCATCGAGCCGTTGACGCGCGGGGCGGCAATGAAGGTGCGGCGCTGATCCTTGCGCGGCGCGCCCATTTCGTCCAGGCGGGCGTTCAGGTCGGTCAGACCCTGGATCGCCAGCGCCTGGCTGGTTGGCGCCACGCCGGTAGGGTTCAGCGTGTTGAAGGTGCTGAAGTGCGCCAGCTGCAGGCCTTGACGGTCGATTTCGTTCGCCACGCAAGCGATGGCCGCGGCGATCTTGTCTTCCAGCTTGGTCAGCGACAGCGTGCGTTCGGCGCTGGTGAACGACAGGTCGCAACCGCCTTGCGAGAGGGTCAGCGGCAGCGTGGTTTCCACGGTCGACTGCGGTACGGCCACGCGGCCCGCGCGGTAGGTGTAGCGCGGTGGTTTCTTGATGTTGATGGTCTGGCCGGGCGCGTAGCCGCGCGACATGTTCTCGGTGAACGTGTCTTCCCAGTCGCGGTTCACATTGGCCGAGAAGGTCAACATGTTTTTCAGCACTGCCAGCGCCGTTTTGGCGATGATGCTGTTGGTTGCAAGTACGTTTGCCATGATTGTGCGTCCTAAAAGGTGGGGTTGTAGTGCTTACCGGATATATTTCGACCCGTTCGCCTTGGCCCAGGCTTCGAACTGCGCCTGATCCATCTTGTTGGGGTCGGTGTTTGCTGGCGCGCTGGCCGGGCTGCCGGGCTTGATCGGGGCCGGGGCGCTGGTGGTGCGTGCAGCAGGTGGCGTAGGGGCTGCCGGCTTGGTGCCGAACGAGCTTTCCAGGCGACCGATTTCACGGTCCATCTGGCGCACGCTCATGTTGTTCAGCCGTACAGCTTCTGCCGGATTCTTTGCCAGGTGGTACACCAGTTCGGGGCCGCGCTCGCTGTCCATCAAGGCTTCGTGCAGGGCTGGCGACATGGGAACGTCCGATTTGCTGACGACTTCGACAAAATCGGGGATCCTGGTCACGGCTTCAGTAACGCGCTGGTTGTATGTTTCGGCGGCGGCGCTCTGTGCCTGCTGTTCGAACTTGGTGGCCTGCTGTTCGGCGGTCTTCGATAGGCCGCGATTGACGCCCTGGTCAATGCGGTGCTGCAGCATGGCCTGGTCGTATTCATCGTGCGTTTCGAAGTCCGTCAATCGTGGCTCGGCACTGCCGGATTGGACGGCCTGGGCCTGCTGTTTCCAGTAGGCGGCCTCCCGTTCGGCCTGGTGGCGCTGGTAGACCAGAGCATCGATGCGCTTCTGCGCGCCCGATTTGAATTGCCCCTTGTCGTTGCGCTCCTGTTCAGTTTCCTGCTGCGTGCCGCTGTCGCCTTCCGTTTCCGTGGTGGTGCTGGTGCCTTCATCGGTGGCAGTCGTGGCCGCCGCTGCGCTGGCCGGCGCGGTGGTGGTCGCTGCCGTCGTGTCGACGGTTTGCGCGGTTTCGGTGGTTGCTTCAGTGGCGGTTGTTTCGGTTTGCATGGTCAATCCCAAGAGTTAAGAGCCGGAAATCACTTCCGTAGGGCCGTTTTGCGCAGATTCCGCTGCTTGGCTGGCAGCGGTGCGGGATGCTTCAGCGGCTAGTTCAGCCGATTGTTCGTTCGCTTGGGCGGTGTGGCCGGCGGCCTGCTCGGCAGCGGCTACCTGGTGCCCTGCAACCTGTTCCTGCTGTTCCAGGCGCTGGTGGTGGGCAAGCTGGGCGCGCAGCGTGATCAGTTCTTCCTTGTCCATCAGCACGCCGGCATTGATTTCGGCCACGCGCGCGGCGCTGGCTGCCTGGATCAGTGCGACCTGTTCGCGGCTGGCGGCGTCGACATGCGCTTTCTCGATGCCGGATTGCGCTTCCTTCAGCGCGCCCTGCAGTTGGTCGATCATCTGGTCGGCCTGCTGGATATGCTGTTCGATTTCCGGCGGCAGCGGTGGCGGGCCTTGGTCTTCGCCGGTGCCGTCGTCGTCCTTCGTCAGTTCCGCCGGCATGGTCTTTTTCAGGCGCGCGGCGATCTTGTCGGCGCCCGGGAAGTCCATCGACTCCACCACCAGGTCGCCGGCCACTTCCATCAGTTTCGGGAAGTCGCCAGCCATCGACACCATGGCTTCGGCTGCTTCTTCGCGCTGGGTGGAATAGCTCGGACCGGTCGATACGGTCACGTCATAGGTGCCGATCGTCATGTCGTTCAGCACTTCGGTTACCTGCTGGGTGATCGGGTCGACCTTCTGCACATTGACTTCGGCGCTTTCGATCGTGCCGTCTTCCTTCATCATGCGCACCACGCGCTGGGCGTCGTAGTAGTGCGGAATCATGTCGATCAGGCAGCGCCCGCAATGGCGAATCGAGCGGTTCAGGTTGTCGGTGTAGTGGAAATTGGCCGTGTCGCCCTGCTTCTGCTGGGCGCGCTCTTGCACGCCGCTGGTGGCATTGCCGCGCGCGCCGATCGAGCTATCGAACAGGCCCGTGACAGCCTTGATGTTGTCCGAAGCGTGGATTGCCATCTGCAGCATGCCGGCGGGAACGTCGGCCATGGGCGAGCGCTGCGGCGGCGGTGCCAGCTGGCCGCCAAGGCTGACCGGCTTGTATTCCAGGTAGGCAAACGTGCGGCTGTTGGCCTGGCCCCACTGTTTTTCATGGCCTTCGAACTGCCCTTCGGCGCCGATGAATGGCGTTTTAGGGCGCAGCGACACTTCCTCGGTGGCGCTGGTCATCCAGAAGTTGTACATCTGAGCCGGGTCTTTGGCGTCACGAATGATCCCGCTTCGGAACACCTTGCCCTGAATGTCGACCTCATTGCCCCATACCGGGAACACCGGGATCCAGCGGCACATGATCTTCGTGCGCTCCAGGATGGCGCCGGCGGTGGCCTTGCACCACATCAGCTGCGGGATCTGGCTTTCACGCCGCTGCTTGACCATGGCGCCGTCCGGCAGATCCTTTTCGAACACGATACTGCCGTCTTCCAGCATGCACAGCGTTTCGCTGGTGTACTCGAAGTAGTAGTACTCGACCTCGCGCACGTAATTTTCATTCATCCATCCTTGCTGCACCTGCTGGCCCAGCAAACCAATGGCCGTGCTGGTCGCTTCGTCGGCCTGAGGATACTGGCGCTTGAATTCCTTGCGCGGCACGTCCCGGATGATGGCGCAGCGCTTTTGGTCGCTGCCGTCTGCCTCGGTGCTGGCCGGGTCCATGAACACTTTCAGGGCGTCCCTGATGCGCTGGTAGCGGATCACCTGGTCGAACGACATGGGCGATTCATACTCGGTGATCAGGCGCCAGAAGCCGAAGCCGATGGCCGCGGCGCTGTTCACGGCGGTGTCATAGGCAATATCGGCGTTGCTGATGTACTCGATGTGCCGGATGACGCCCTGGTTAATCTCGGAGCGCTTCAGGTCGGCGCCGCCGTCGACAGGGTGGGTTTTGATACCTGGCTTGTTCTGCCGCTGGTCGTTGGTGACCTGGTGCAGGAAGGTGGGCAGGCGGTTGAACGTCAGGCACGGGCGCCCCTCCAGCTGGCGCTGCCTGCGGATATCTTCAGGCCACTGTTCGCCAACCAGGAACTGCAGATCAGCCACGGCGGGCGCGCGGTTGTGTGCGTCGGCCCGGATTGCTTCGTCGCAGTAGTCGCGGATTTCTTTCAGCAGCGCTTCGTCTGAAAGCTTGCCGTCTGGCGCGTCGGTGTCGGTGGTGTAGTCGCTCATTGTCCAGCCCATTTGGCCGCGGCCCTTGCAGGCATGCGCACCAGAATTGTTTTAGGGGAAAGCTGGAGAACGACAAAGCCATGACGGCGCTGATACCAGTCCGATAACTGCTCGGTGGTCAATCCGCCATCCTGGCCGTATGTCTCGGGCATGAGCAACAGAAGCTTACCGGCCTGGTCGGCCTGCTCGCAAACTTCTTGCATCAAGGAATTGGCGTGATTCTGCCCCCTTTCGTTGACCGTTGTCAACAGTTCTGTTATCTCCAGTGCATTACCGCGCATGTTAGGCGGCACGATTGCGCTGTATGACAAGTGCAGGCTGGCCGGTCCCAGCGTGATCGTTCCCGGCTTTAAGTCATCCATCCACCACCCCCGTTAAAGTTGCTTTTCGTTTCGTCATCATCCAGTTTTGGCGGCACCGGTGGCCGCGCGAACGTCAGGCCCAGCGCGTCGGCGCAGTCGGGCGAGCGCAGGCCGCGTTTCTTCATGTCGGCTTTCTTTTCCATCACCAGCGCGCTGTTGCTGTCATAGCTGTACTTGATCTGCGTCAGGTCGGCATGCAGTTCGTCGTTGTCGGGGATGCTGGCGGGCTGGTTCGTCAGCCATACCAGGATTTCGCCCCACATTTCGGCCCGCTTATTCGTGTACTTCACGGCGTCGAATGGCGATTCGCTGCTGTTCACGGCCACCAGTAGCGCCTTGTCAGGCACGGTTTCGCGCAGGCGGTCATACACGCCAGCGCCCAGGCCGCCCACGTCGATGAACACGCGATCGCCAAGCCGGCTTTCCAGCTTCAGTTCCTCGATCGTGGTCTTGACCCAGCCGGCCACCTGCATGGTGTCCAGCTTCGACTTGCTTCTGATCCAGTGCGCCTTACGCCCCTGGCGCAGGCAAAGCGATGTGCGATCGTCACCGAAGCGCGCAGGGTCGACGCCCAGGTGGCGCGGCCCGGTTGGTTCATCGACCAGCTTGCACTTGCGGGCGGCCATCACGATCTTGGGCTTGATGTACGGATCCAGCCCGGCCATCTGGAACGCTTCGGCAGCCGTGGCCGGGTATTCCTGCATGAACAACGTTTCGTCGTTGTTCAGTTCCACGGTTTTGGCGCGGCGCCACACGATCTGTTCCAGGTCCAGCCCGTATGTGGCCTGATATTCGGCTTCCTCGGTGGTAATCTGGAAGCCCTGCGGCACTGGCTTTCGATACTCGCGCTGGATGAACCACGGCACGAAGATGGCAATGAACTCCGACTGGCCCGACTCGGCCAGCTGCCACTGCAGGTGAAAAAAGTTGCCCAGGCCGTTGGCGGTCGACTCCATCACCACTTCGGTGCCTGGTTCATCCGGCACAGCCTGCAGCACGCCGGCGGCGTGGCCCTTGGCGTTCGGCCAGAATGCGACCTCAGACCCATGGAACAGCTGTACGGTGCTGGAGCGGCCCACGCCTTTGTTGCCGGCGGTGCCGACCTTGTAACCGCTGTCCAGCTGGTCGAACATCAGTTCCTTGGCGTTGCTGGTGCTGGCCGTTGGCCTGACCAGCGCCGGGCAGTTCTCGTGGTAGCGCTCGACCATTTCGAACAGGTTGGTGGTGGCGCCGTCGTCGTGCGTCAGGATGAACGCACGCATGCCCTTGCTGTGGGTGACGCGCCAATAGAACCGGCCTTCCACGTAGGTGCTGCCGCCCTGCTGGCGCCCCTTCAGCAGGATGGCGCGCACGCGCCCGGTGCGCGCCCGCTGTTCCTCGATCGCGTTGTGGATCAGCATCTGCGCATCGTTCAGCACCAGCGGCACCACGGTGGCCGCCTTCGTCCTGATCTTCAGGCAGCGCGGCGCATAGTGCAGAAAGTCATCTTTCAGGCGCTGCCGGATCGCCTTTTCGCGGGCGCTGATGCTGCTCATTCCAGTTCGTCCAGCGCAGATTCGTGGTTCAGCTTCAGCCCGCCAGACACCTGGACCGCCGACAAGCGCGCATGCACGTAGGGCGCAGCATCGCGCGCGGCCTGCTGTTTCATCGACTCCATGGCGATGCGCTCTTGCACGGTGGCGTTCTTCGGAATCGACTTGCGCATGTTGCGCAGCATGAATTCCAGCGGCGTGATCCCGTTGCGCGCGGCCTTTTCCTGCGCCGCTTGGGTGCGCTTGTTCACGCTGCCCGCTGGCCTGCCCCGCTTTTTGGGCGCTTTGGGCTTTTCCACAATTTCTTTATTCGTACTCATTTGGACAAATCACCTTTTTAATCAGCCACATAGCAGGAAGTTGCGCAATTTCTGATTTTTTGGCATTTAATTCATTAAATTAATTAATCTGGCGCAAATATACCGCATTTCCTGCTGGATATGAAAAAGCCCTGCTGCAGCTGTTGCTGGGCAGGGCTGGCGGTGGTGCTGGTTGATCAGCGGTAGCTGACGGTCAGGTCGGCGCCTGGCACGCCTGATGTGACGATCGTCAGTCCGATGGTAAGCGCCACGTCGAACGTGAAGGTTCCCACCTGGCTGGCGGCGTCGATCACGGCAATGACGGCGCCGGAAGCTGCCGTGTTGTCGTAGACGGTGATCAGGCCGGCGGCGGCGCTCTTGCTGTTGATCGTGATGCTGTGCAGCATGCCGGGCGCGGACGACACCACGTAGGTGCCTGCTGTGCTGATGACGTGGTTGTAGCTGTTGACCGATTCCACCTTCTGCGCGCCAGCTGCTCCAACTACAGCGCGGCGCCATGGGTACGTTGCATCGCTGATGGTCTGATTCTGCGATGTGGAGTCGCCCAGCACCACGCCGCCCAGCGTGAACGTGGACGCCTGCACGGCGGCAGCGGCATTGATGGCGGCCAGGCGCAGGGGCAGCGCTTGAACTTGCGGCTGCAGGTTGGCGGCGTAGCCTACCGGGGCGTCCAGCGAGTCGATGAAGAAGAACACGCTATCGCCGCGGTCTTCCATGAAGTAGATGTGCGGGCCAGGGGTCGGCCAGGACAGCGTGCGCCCGAACGTGCTGGTGGCCGCACCGGTGGGCAAACTGCCCTGGGCGGTGATCAGCGCGGTGTTGGTCGAATTGATCACGTAGCGCACGCCGGCCACCCACACTACCAGGCACAGTTCGCCCGTGATATCGACTTCCATGCCAAAGCCATCGGTCAGCGGCGTGCCGATCGCGTAGGCGGTGACCACGCCGACACCGAAGAACTGGTGCTTATTGTGGTTGGCGACCTTGGCCGCCGACAGGGTGATGGCGCTGGCGTACTGGCGGAAGCCCAGGCCGGGCGGCAGGAAGGTGGGCTGCGACACAGCCACCGACGAAGCGCTGTTGGTGGTGCCACCGTTCAGCGTCATGGTGCCGGCGGCCTGGGTCGGCACGGCGGTGCCGCTCAGCGTCCAACGGTTGGTGGTGTCGACCGTCACGCCGTCGAAGGCGTCAACGAACAGGCTGCCCGGTTCGGCGCTTACCTTCAGGCGACCATACGGCGTTACCTGGGCATACAGCCCCAGCGCGGCCATGGCGTCGGTGGAAATGCCGGGGCTGACCTTCAGCGCCCCGTTGGTGATTGTCTGTCTGGTGTCCATTTTTGAAGCTCCTGTGGTGGTTGGTAGCCGCAAAAACGGCTGCTGGAATTGTACAGCCGTTAATTTCCTGAGCGAAAAAAACCCCGCCGGGCTTTCGCTGGGCGGGGTGAATAGTGGCTGTTGGGACACTTGAGAACCGGACAAAGTGTAATCCGGCTGTTGTCGGGCGTCAACTTGAACCGGTGCTGCCCCAGCGCGCAACCAGGCCAAACAGGATGCTGGCGGCCAGGCCGATGATCAGGTAGGCGGCGACATACATGTGGTTTCCCCTTGGGTTGGTCAGTCGAATGAACTGCTGCTACTGCTATCCGAACTGCTGCATGACGATGAACTGTCGCTGCTGCTAGAACTAGATGACGAATCGCAACTGCTTGGTGCCGGCGTATAGTCTCCCGAAGCGCCGCCGCCGTCAAATGTTCCTCCGCTGCCCATGTACAAATCTGCCGGCGCCACGCGGGTGCTGCTGCCATCAGGTTCAACACGCTGGACGCTGATGCCATGGATTGCAACGTCCTGCAGTGCTTGGGCGGTGGCGTCGTGCTGCGGCAGGCTGGACTGGTCGTATCGGCGCCTGGCCGCCCTTTCCTGCTCCTGGGCCATGTGCATCATGCTGACCTGGCCGCGCGGTGCTTCGACGGACTTAGCCACCAGGGACGACAGTTGACGGGCGCGCAACTCCCTGGTGTTTTCATCCGTCAGCCGGTTGATTTCCATGCGCTGGCGATCAACTATGTGGGTCAGCTTGTCATTGCGCTTGTGCAGTTCCTGGTTTTCCTTCTGCAGCGTACCGATGATGTGGCGCCGCGCGTACAGGAAGACCAGCACCGCAAAGGCAAACAGCAGAACGAAGATGGTTTCAAATTGCATTTTGTTTTCCTTGTGATGTGCCGCGCGGTGCGGGGCGCGGCGGCCCGGATTACAGAGGCTGGACGATCATCCAGTCTTCGGCCAGCGTGTCGCCCACGCTCGGCGCCCAGGTGCTGACGCTGCCGTCGACACCGACCAGGGCCAGGTAGGCGTTGTACGGCACCATAGCGCCGACACCAAACCTGGCCTTGGCCGCATCAGTCTGCGCCAGGTAGCTGTTCGCTGGCACCATGTACACGAACATGTTTTGGCCGTTCCATCCCTTGCGCGCGATACAGGCGCCGCCCTTCAGGTGCAGCAGGGCGCCGGAAAAGCACATCTGCGCGCCAGGCACCAGCTGCGGCGGCGTATCTGGCAGATCAATGATCGGTGAATATTTGCGTTCGAAAACAGCTTTCGGGTTCACATATTCGTAACCGTCATCCTGGGTCACCAGGTAGTCGCCTGGCACAGGCGTGTAGCGCGACAGCATGGAATTGCTGGCAAAATAGTTGCTGATATCATCCAGCGACAGCATGGCGCCTTCGGTGATCAACTCCAAGCCCAGGATGGTGCGAGCGGTGACGGCCACCGGGTTGGCGATATGCGTAAATTTCATGGCTTGTCCTTTGATTTTCCGGCGGCGGGCTGCTTTTCGGCAGCTTCCTGTTTTTCCTTGTCATCCTTGAATTGCTTCAAGCGCTCTTTTTCAATGCGTTCCATTTCGGCTTTGGTGCCGTCGCGGTCTTCTGTCTGCAACATGGTCAACTCCTATTGTGCCGCCCCAGGTCGGCGGGGCGGCGTGCCGGCCAGACTGGCAGTTTAGAACGTGGTTGGCTGCGCAATGCCGCGAATCACGGCCATGAAGCCGCGCTGCAAGTCGGTGGCGCCAATGCTGATCCAGCGCTGATCGAGTTGGCGCGGCGCGTCAGCGCATGCTGGCGGTGTACGGCCAATTTCAGCATCCCGCGCGCGCAGCTTGGCGATGTAGGCACCGCACTGTTCGGCCAGCGCTTTACCTTCGTTCATAAGCGCCACCTCTTCTTCGGTCAGTTGACGGTAGCCGGTAATTTTCGGCTGGGTGAAAGTTTCCATGTGTTCCCTTTGATGTGTCGGCCAGGACGCGGGCCGACTGCGCGTTACTGCATAACCTGGTCGGCCACGTTGCAGGCCTGCCGGTAGGTGCCGGCCTCGATCTTGTGCAGCGTGCGCAGGTACACGCGCAGGCCGGCGCGCATGGCGCCATATTCGGCAGTGGTCAAGCTGGCGAACTCGCCATCGCGCGCGCCGGCTCGCTGCCAGGCTTCGCCGGCCACGCGCACCACGTCCAACAGCGCGGGCTGGCGCAGCTTGGCGAAGATGAATTGCGCCTGCACCAGGTGCCGGCTGATGAAGTTGTAGCCGATGGCGCCCAGCTGGCCGCGGTGCGCGGCGTCGAAGTGGATCAGCACGAACAGCGCGGCTTCGTCGGCGTAGTCGTGGCCGACCTTCTGTTTCAGGGCGATCAGTTCGAACGGCGTCACAGAAAAGACTCCTGTATCTGCTGGGTTGGCGCCGGCGGCGCGAATAGTTGGCCCTGTGCCACGGCCTGCTCGATGCGCTGACAAGCAATATCGAAATACTGCGGATCGCGCTCGATCCCGATGAAAGACTCGCCGGATTGAATGGCCGCCACCCCGGTAGTACCTGAACCCATGTACGGGTCGAAAATCACGCCCTTGGCTTTGACGGTCTGCAGCGTCCAGAGCATCAGCGCTAGTGGCTTTTCGGAAGGATGGCCGTTCAGCACGCGCCCCACCGGATGGCTTTTCCGCTTCGTGTTGGCGTCTAGGCTGGTCCATGCAATTTCGCAGTCAGCCATGGTAGGCACCGCGTTCTGTTTGTCCCACACCAGCCAGCAGCGCGTTGGCGGAAGGCCGTAGTAATTCCCCCCCCAAAACACGGCGATTTCGGCCAGGTTCGCAAGCTGCAAAAGAAATTCCACCTTCGGCGCTGATTTGTCCCACACCACCATGTTTTTAAATTCTTCCTTCGCGCCCCATGTGCCGCCCTGCATGCGCTTGCCCAAGCCATACGGCGGGTCCGTGATTACCGCGTCGACCTTGCCGATGATTGACAGCAGGTCTTCGCAGTCGCCACAGTACAGGGTGGCGTCCCCGATAATTACCGGCGTCATGCTGGCTGCACCAAGCTGTCGCGGCACGACTGCTGCAGCACGCCTTCCAGCCGGATCATCCAGTCACGCGGCCACTCGCTTTCCTTCTGTTTTAGGTCGCTGCGCTGCGCCAGTACGAAGTTCTGGTGCTGGTCGGCGGTCAGCGGCTGGCCGGCGCGCAGGCAGCGCACAATGTCGACCAGCCAGCGCAGGCGCACCAGTTCAGCGGTGACGTGGTAGCGGTCGGCGTGGTCGGTGGCGAAGTGGATAAAGCACAGCCATTCGCCGCCGCCGTTGGTGCTGCGGCTGTTGGTGGCGACCATCGGGCAGCCGCTGGCGTTGCAAGTGGTGTTGTCGACCTGGGTTTCAGCGTTCATGCAAACATCTCCTGTTGCTGTGTTTTTTCAAATACATCTGCTTTAGCATCTGTTATGCGCGCGTCCTGAAGCGGCTTGTAATCGGAGTTCAGTTCGCAGCCGATGAACTGGCGGCCGTGCTCGATCGCCACGGCGGCCGTCGTGCCGCTGCCCATGAACGGATCAAGAACTACATCGCCGGGACGGCTTCCCGCCAGAATGCACGGCTCGACAAGTGCCGAAGGGAACACGGCGAAGTGGGCGCCCTTGTACGGTTTAGTGGCGATCGTCCACACGCTGCGGCGGTTGCGGCCTTCTTTCATTTCTTCAGAATGTTCTCCTGCGCCGTTACGGTGCCCTTCAATTCCGGCGGAACGTGCTGCTTGGCCTTTTTCGCTAAAGCCTTTGGCGCTACTCCATGCGGTTTTACTTTCTTCGCGAACTGCTTCGGAATCAAAGTAGTAGCGCGGCCCCTTCGACAGCAGGAAAACGTACTCGTGCGCCTTGGTGCAGCGGTCCGTCACCGATTCCGGCATCGGGTTCGGTTTGTGCCAGATGATGTCCTGGCGAAGAATCCACCCATCCGCCTGCAAAGCAAATGCAAGGCGCCAGGGGATGCCGATCAGATTTTTATCGGGAAGCCCTGGTTTGGTCCGGTTACGCCCGCCGCCGCCCGCTCCGTGGATCCCCAATGCAGCTTTCCCGCCTGTGCTGCCGCCCCATTTTGAACCGGTGGCGTAGCTGTCGCCGATGTTTACCCACAGCGTGCCGTCGTCGGCCAGCACGTCGCGTACGCACCGAAACACTTCGACTAATTCGGCGATAAACTGCTCGGGCGTATCTTCCAGTCCGATCTGTCCAGCGTGGCCGTAGTCGCGTAGTCCGAAGTAGGGCGGTGAAGTGATACAGGTCTGAACCTTGACGCCGGCGGCGGCCATGGCGCGTAGGCTGACGCGGCAGTCGCCGAAATGGATTTCGTTAATCATAGTCTTGCGCCTCCGGTGGTGGCATGGTCTTGTCGTTCAGGGATAGCAACAGCGCTTTCAGGTCGGGCTTGGCGCCGTGCGTGCGCGTGCCGGATGCAAGCATTTGCTGGGGGGTGACGTCCAGTCTTGGCAGCAAACCCATGCGCACGCCTTCGTCGACGACGGCTTGCTGCTCATCGAAGCTGCCACCAGGAGACACGAAGTACACCGGGCCGCGCCGCTCCAGCTTGGCGCGCTCGACCAGGCGATCGTAGCAGCCCTTGAACGCCATCCTGGCCGCGGTCAGGTCGGGCCGCGGCAGCGTCAGGAACTGCTGGGCCACGGCCAGCGCCTGGGCGGTAACGTCGTTCAGCAGGCCGGGCTGGCCCTCGATCTTCGGCACCTGGGACCATGCTTCATCTGCCGACAGCCAGGATACCTTCCGGCGCCGCTCGATCTGGTACACGATATCCGCGGGCTTCGGCGTGAACTTGCCGCGCTCCGGGTCTTGGCGGTGTGCCGCCAGCGATGCGCGGATCAGGTCAAGCGGGTAGCGTTCCAGGTCTTCGAAAAACATCGCCTTGGCGCCTGGGCTGATGATCTTCGCAGGGCCGACGCCGATCACGTCGTAGGTTGCATCCAGCAGTTCGAAGAATGCCTGCGCATCCTGCTGGTTCATCGTGTGGCCTCGATCGTCATTCCGTCGTCAGCGAACATCGGTTGGCCCAGCAGGCGCAGCGCTTCGGCATTGTTGGCGCGGTTCTGGTCGGCCACCTGCACGGCGCCAGGGCGCTGCACGCGCGCGGTGCTTGGTTCGCGCGGTGCGTACAGGTCTTGCCATCCGTTCAGCGTCGACTGGTTCAGGATCACACCAGGGTCCAGATCGTTGGCATAGAACGCGGCCAGCTTTTTGATCAGCAATTCCTGGGCGTAGTTGGTCGGCGGTTTCTTGATTTTCTTCCGCATTTCCAGGAAGGCGTTCCAGGCATCCAGCGGCAGCCAGGCCGGCAGCGTGCACAATGCTGGCTCGGTCGGTTGCTTCTTCGCCCTGGCCTTCTTCGCCGGCACCGCGGCGCGCAGCGCGTCGACTTCGGCCAGCAGTTCCACCAGGTCCAGCCGGTCGACCATGATGCGCGGCGCGGCGCCGATGCTCGCAAGCGCGCGCAGGTTGGCGAAGTCGACCATGATCACGCCTCTACCGTTTCATCGCACAGGTCCAGCCATTCGCAGCCTGGCGACTTGCAGGCGATCAGTGCTTCCAGACCAATTTCAGCCGTCAGGTTCAAAACCTGTAGGAGGAAATCCTTGGCGTTGGCGTTGGCGTAGGCGTAGGCGTCGGCGTAGTCGTCGGCGTAGTCGTCGGCGCGACTCTCCTTTGTCAGCGCTCGCGCGGCGCGCGTAGCGCTGTCAGCCTCTGCAAGTGTGGTTGCAGATTCGAAGACAACGGCGGCAGCCTCAAGGCGTTCAGCGAATGGGCCTTTGAAGCTGGCGGCGCGGCGCAGCGCCAGCGGCAGCACACGGCGCTGGCACTCAAGTGCCACATGCTTGGCAAACGCCATTTGGTCGATCGTGTCGCTGCCCAGCTGGGCAATCGCCAGCTTGCGCATGCCTTTCGTGCGGTCGGCATCGGTCGGCCACTTCGAATCATTCAACCGGATTTTGAAGACACGCACAGCTTCGCCTACGCACTTCGGTTCATCACTGTGGGGAAGGCCCATGGCGTAGCACACCGCCGCTTCGACGCACATCTGGCCGGGGATCGGCTTTCCCTTCCCGCTAACCAGTCCGGCATCAACAACCTCAAGCACCTTTTTTGCAATCTCGCGGCTCACCATGGTGTTCATATATTTCCTTTAAAGTTTAGTTTCGAAGTTCATCAAGTTTCACTGCTTTACTTCATACCCGGTTCGGTGGATGGGCGCAGCCTTAGACCACACCCTTTACTGATACCCGTATACGGAGCCTCAGACGCGAAAGCCTTTTCGGGGACCGGTGCTTTCTTCGCCGCCGGTTTGCTGTGCTACCCCCCTGACCACCAGTACAGCTTCACCGCGCGCCCCTGTTGTTTGCATTCCCAGGCGGGTAGTGGTCGGTGGCAGAACGCAAAAAGGCCGCTTAGTTCTCGGACTTTCCTTGGTGGGCAAGTTGCGGTCGAACCGCTAGAAAGTCGAGAACTAAACGGCCTCAGAGGATGTTTAGTTTTTCATCAGTGCCCACCACCGACAAACGAATATTCGCACAGTTCATTAATATAGGTCAATCAAATTCGCGGAACTTTTAAAACTTCTTTGTTGTGCTAGACTTTGAACTGTATATTTCATGAAAGTTTCCCAATGCCAAAGCCAATCACCATCGAACCCGGCCAGAAATTTGACCGCCTCACTGTCGTCACAAGCCTTGGCGTCATCAAAAGTCACAGCATGTGCGAAGTTTTGTGCGACTGCGGCAAGGTCAAGATAGTGACCGCAACCAGCTTGAAAAACGGTAAAACGCGTAGCTGCGGGTGCCTGAAAATCGAAGGTCTGCTGGCCCGGTCAAGTTCGCATTGCTTGAGCAAAACTCCGCTTTACTCGGTCTGGAAAGACATGATGCGGCGCTGCCTGAATCCAGAAAGCCACGAATACAAAAACTACGGCGAACGCGGCATTACCGTTTGCGATGCATGGCGAAACCCGGAAACATTCATCGCGGAATGCCCAGCAAAACCTGATGGGCCTTACCACTTCGACCGCATCGAAAACGACGGCAACTATGAACCCGGAAACGTCCGGTGGTCGACCAGATCAGAAAGCATGCGCAACGTGCGGCACAATCTTTGGATCGACTACAACGGCCAGCGGCGCCTGCTGATCGAAGTAGCGGAAGAACTCGGGATTCGCCGCGATACCCTGCGTGCACGTATCTTCAAAAACGATCCCGCCCCATTCCGTCCGACTGGCACCTAAGCCGGATCGCCTTCGACCTCGCGCACGCCAATAACAACGCACGGTTCAGCGTGGTACAGCTTGCGGACGGTGATCACCACCACCTGGCTGTCATCGACCCACACGATGCCGTTGCAGGCATCCTTGACGCCCTTCAGCACGTTATCAGCGTCGGGTTTCTTCGTGGCGCGTACCTTGCCTTCCGATGCTGCCAGCCGTTTGGCCTTCGACCAGGAAACCGGGATTTCCATGCGCAGTTCCAGCAGCACTTCGATGGCCCGATCGGACGGCGGGCGCCCTGCCATGGCCTGCATGGCGCACGCGGCCACCACAGCTTCATAGGCCCGCGTTTTGGCCGGCGTGTATGCCTTGACGAAGCCGCCGGCGTTGGAAAACTTCGGGCGGCCCTTGGCGACAGGCTGGCCTGGTATCGTGAACTGGATCATATTCCCGCCTTTGGAGTGGTGATTTTTTCGACGTATTCAAGCATGCGCGTCTGGTTGGAAAAGAAGTGGCAGAACGCGTGACTTTCGGCCCAATACTTTACCGGCACGCCCAGCGTGCGAAATCCAGGCTGTCGCTTCCATACGCTATAGCCCCATATGACTGGAACGCCTTCATTGATCCTGATCCGGCAGCACAAAACACCAGGCCAATATACGCTAACGCCGTACACCACCCACAGCGGGATTCCATGATTTTCCGTGGCCATCGGGTCGACCGAATAATCTGGTTTCTTCATTTATTTTTCTCCATTAGTGACATGCATTCGGCCACCAGGTCGAGCTGGGCGCCATAGCGTTTTTCGAAGCGGCCCTGGTCGGGGTGGACCGCGATACGGCGCAGCGGGTCGGTGTCGTCGCGCTGGTGGTGCGGCGCGCACAGCGGCAGCACCAGCAGGTGGCAACCCGGTTTGGTCCGGCCATCCACGTGATGGATGCTCACGTAGTCGTTGAACCGGCCATCCTTCATGCAGGCGATGCAGCCCAGCGCGGCCAGCTTGTCGTGCAGCTCGACTTCGGCCGGCGTGCGCGTGCGCTCGCGCGTCTTCAGGGTCGACCGGCGGGCCGGCGCCTGGGTCTTGCCGTTGCGCTTCGCGGCCAGCACCACGGTGCGCGCAATCGGGCCGCTGCGTTTCATTTCGGTGCGCTTCATGCTGGCAGGTCCGGGAAGTGCATCCAGTGGGTGATGATCCAATCCCAGCCGGTGCTGCCTTCAGGTTGCCAGCCCAGCGATTTATGAAACCGGACTTTGCCGGCCATCGGTGCGCGCGGGAAGCCTGGCGCGCCGATATCGACGGCCCACACGTAGGCGATGTTGTCGTCGTCCACTTCGGGCAAGCCGTCTTGTACATTGGTCCAGGTGCTCATGCGTTTTGCCTTTCATAGCGGGATAGAATTTCCTCGATGCCTTTTTCAGCCAAGAATATGGCGGCGTTCGGGAACAGGTATTTTGCGGCGTGTTCGGTGCGCAAAAAGGCTTTCACGTTGTCGTGAAATTCGCGCATTTCTTCCTCGCTGCACTTGTCGAAGCTGATCGACTTCGGCACCGGGAACACGCCGCCTTTCGGGCCGGCGCACCAGTCCACAAAGCCGCTGCCCACTTTCAGCCACAGCCGGAACTGTTCGAAGTCGGTAAAGCGCTCCTGCGAATCGAACACCTTGCTGATCAGGCCCATGTGTTTGCGGTGCCGCCAGTTCTGGCGCTGGCGTTCCAGCTTGAAGCTGAAGTACTCACCGCTGCCGGCTTCGTTCATCGCGCGCCAGAATCGGCGCCAGGCCTTCGTGTCCTTTTCCGTGGCGCCGTCGAAGAATTCGAACAGGAACCGGCGCACCATGCCGGCGGCCGGCTCGGCCAGGGTTGCATCCGTCTGTTTCACGACGACGATATGCACGGCTATTCCTCGGACGTGGCGGCCGGCGGCGCCAGTTCATCGATGCGCTTCAGCGACCACTTGAATTTGCGCATGATCGCCACGCGCATGATATCGCTGACCTCGACGTGTCCATGGCGGGTTTTGCTGATCTGCGGGGCGGCGATGCCAAGCGCGCGCGCAATATCGGCGTCACTACGGATTGTTTCGCCATCGATCAGCGCGTCCAGCAGCGGGTGGTTGGCTGTATTTTTCATGTGTCGATTCCAGTAAGTTGAAAGGTTGGTGATTCAGCGTTGAATTCTACTTCCATCCTTTTCTATTCGCAACAAATTTAATTCCTTTATTTATCGTTTAAATGTTGACCGGAACAGAACGCGAGCGTAGTATCATGCCTGTTGGAACACAAAAACAACCACGAAGGGAACTAAGATGATGACCATTAACGCAGCAAAGCTGCGCGCCGACCGGCTGGAAAAGATGGCGCGCGCTGCGATCGCCCAATACAACGAAGAAATGGCAGGCGGTGGCGAACCCCTGTTCCCCGATTGGGCGCTGGAAATGATCGGCCTGATTGCAGACTATGACCGCATGGTAAGCACCATGGCAAAGCAGCGTTTCCACCTGGTCGATGCTGTCGACTTCGAAACCAATACCACGCGCGCCACCGTCGTGCAGATCCAGCGGGCTGCATCGTGATCCGCTTCCCAAAAGAGTGCACCCGCTGCGGCAGGCCGGGCCACCTTCCCAAAGACTGCACGCTGGGCCTGTCGCAGTTCGAACGCGACATGCTGCGCCAGGTGCGTGGCGAACGCAACGCGGTGCTGCTGGCCGCGCTGTGCTTCGTGCTGGCGCTGATGCTGTTCAACCTGCTGGAGCGCGTGCCATCATGAGCGAGCAACGCAACGATTACGGGTTCCCGCTGCTGTTTGCCGCGATGCGTGATTCCCTCGACATGATGGACGACTTGAACCGCGCTTATGCTGGCCGCCCATCCCTTGCGTTGGAGCGCGCCCAGGCGATCGCCGCCGAAGTGCGCGCCCGCAAATTCCCACCTGTGAAACGCATCACCGATCCAAAGGACTGAACCATGAAGGAAGTATTCCAGGTCCGGGCGTCCGCGTTCGGCGGCCTGTTCGATTGCGGCTACCGCTTCGAATGGGAAACCCTGATGCACAGGAGCCGCGCCAGCAGCCTGCGCGCGTGGCTGGGAACCTCGATCCACGCCAGTACCGCGGCGTTCGACCAGGCCAAGCTGTCGGGCGCGCCGATCAGCGCCAACCAAGCGGCGGACGTGTTCACGGAAATGCTGTGGAACCCGCACGAAGATGTGGATTTCAAGGATCCCAAGTTGTCGCTGAAACAGGCGGAAGTAATCGGCCTGACGCTGCACGCGCGCTACTGCGCCGAAATCGCGCCCATGATGAACTTCGAATCGGTCGAAATGAAGCTGAAGCCGCTGGACGTGGAAACCGAAGGCGTGATCATTCGCCTGACCGGCACCATGGACCGGGCGCGCGTGGTGCGCACAGCGACGAAACGCAAGGTCATTGCCGACCTGAAGACCGGCGGGCGCCTGTTCAGCGAAGGCGAAGTGGTGGTGAAGGCCCGCGCGCCCCAGCTTGGCGTCTACCAGCTACTGAGCGAATACACGGACGGCGAACGCACGGACGGCGCACAGATCATGGCCCTACAGACCAGCACCACCAGCCAGGTGGGCGTGTCGCGCGTGTTCGATGCCAAGCGCCACCTGGTGGGAACCGACATTGAACCCGGACTGCTGGAAATGGCCGGCAAGATGTTCAAAATTGGGCTGTTCCCCCCAAATCCTTCCAGCGCGCTGTGCGATAAAAAATACTGCGGGCGCTGGGAATCCTGTTCTTACCACGAATGACCAACCAACCGAAGGAGAACCACCGCATGGCAACGCAACTGCAAGACATGAAGGCCGACCAGGAATCAGGCGAAAACGCCCTGGCGCGCCGGGCAGCGCACCCGATCACCGGGAAAACCGATCTGCTGGAAAAGCGCAAGGATCTGCTGGGCGCCGGCATCCCCGGCCACATGGCAGTCGAACGCGAAATCCGCACGGCCACCGTGATGCTGATGCAGTCGAAAGACTTGCGCAAGGCCACGCCGCAATCGTTCTATGTGGCCGTCAGCGTGGCGATCAATAGCGGCATCGGCCTGGGCAGCGGCAAAGGCTACCTGGTGGCCTATGGCGACACCGTGAACTATGTCCCTGGCTGGAAAGGCCTGGTGGACCTGGTGAATCGCACCGGGCGCGCCAGCGCGTGGACCGGCGTCGTGCACAAGGGCGACCACTTCGACTATGCGCTGGGCGATTCGCCGTTCCTGGACCACAAGCCGGGCGACAACGAAGACCACGCGGATATCACGCACTACTACGCCATCGGGCGCGTGAAGGGCAGCGAGTGGCCGCACATCGTGGTGTGGTCCGTCGCCAAGGTGATCAAGCACCTGAACCAATATAACAAGGTGGGCGGCAAGCACTACGCCGTGAAGAACGACGACAACATGGAAGCCTATGGCCGCAAAGTCGTGCTGCTTCAGGTGATCAAGTATCTGCCGACTTCGCAGGAACTGGAAAACGCGATCGCCGCCGACCATGCCCATTCATCTGGCAAGGGCGTCAAGGTGGACAACACGATCGACGGCAATTTCGTGTATCTGGACGAAGACGACGACGGCGCGCCCGACGATCAGCAGGACGAAATCCCGCGCACCGACAAGCCGGCGGACGATCGCCGCGCCAATGCCGAAACGGTCGAAGTGCGCGAGTCGAAGCCGGAAGCCGCGGCCCAGCCGGCGGCGCAGCCGGCAGCCGACCCGGCGCCAAAACAGAACATCACCCCGGAAGATTCGGAAATTTACGAACGGGTGGCCGCCGCGATCCATAAATCGCTGTCCATGAACCAGTTGGCGGACGCCTCCGACATGATCGACGCGCTGGCGCATGCCGGCCTGCGCAAGGAATTGCAGGCCATGTATCGCACCCGCATGGGCGAATTGCAGGCCGCGAAGCCGGCAGCGGCGCCAGCAGCGGCTGAAACGAAAGCACCGGCCAAGCGCGTGCGCCGCGCCGCGTCGGCTCCCGAATAACAAGAGTTTTACCCCACCAACCCAAGAGGAAATAGCATGACGATCGAAACCTTTACCCTGAACAGGGAACGCTGCCTGCTGGTGAATATCAACCTGCGCGCGGAAATGAACGGCAAGGAAAGCAAACCGGCGGTGGACCTGGCGTTCGAATTCAGCGGCGCCAACAACCTGCTGCTGAAGCTGAACCCGGCCCTGCGCGCGGCCCTGTACCGTGCCGATGATACGGTCGACTTCATCACCGCCGACCACATGCCGCACCTGAACTTCCCGCTGATGGGTCCGATTCCCTGGGAATTGGAGATTCCGCGCACGCGCTTGCAGATCCACGATGTGGACAACGAAAAGCACGATGTTGTTCTGTCGGGCGGAAAAACGAACAAATTCAAGTTAACGCCGCTCCAGGGCGGCACGGTCAAGTTCCAATTTCGCTGCCAGTTTTCGAAGCCAGACGAAGATTCGATCGCCAAGCTTATGCGCGTGATGAACCAGAAAATCCCGGTGTCGCTCGACTGCACCGACGAAGAAGCGAAGCCCGACAATTTTGCCCAGGCCGATCTGATCACGAAGGCGCCGCACAGCGCAGCGCGCGACAAGGCGGAAAGCCTGTTCGACAAGCCGGGCACCACCCTGGCGCTGGCGGCGCCCGACCAGGTGGAAACCGAACCGGTGACGCTGGACCCGGCCAAGCCGAAGCGCGTCACGAAGCCGGCAGCCGAAGCGGCACCAGCCGCTGACGCCGCACCGAAAGCCAAGCGCGCCAGCCGCAAGGCCGTCGAAGTCGAATAATCAACCGGGCCGGGAAACCGGCCCCACCATGGAGAACAAAAAAATGAAAGTAACAGCAATCCAGGCCGACAACCTGCTAGGGATTCAATCTGTCAACGTGAAGCTGCCGACCACCATCACGCTGTTTGCCGGGCGTAACGGCAGCGGGAAAAGCAGCATCCAGGAAGCGGTGCGCATCGCCATCACGCAGGACACGGTGCGAGAAGTGAACCTGAAAAAAGAATTCGGCAAGCTGGTGCACGGCGAAGCGAAGGCCGGCGGCGCGCATATCGGCATTGACAACGACCCGGACAAGAGCTTCGCCTTCAACATGCCCAAAGGTGAATTTGTAGGCCCGGAAATCACCGAAGCCATGCGCGTGGCGCTGTACGGTCAGCGCTTCGCCCGCATGACCGCCGACGAGCGCCGCACCTTCCTGTTCGGCCTGACGAAGCTGAAGCCGAACGCCGAAACCGTCAAGGCGCGCATGCTGGCCGAAAAGTGGGCGTGCGAGGAATCGAAAGTCGACGCGGTGCTGCCGCTGCTGCGCACTGGCTTTCCCAGCGTGTGCGACCACGCCAAGAGCAAGGCCACCGAAGCGAAGGGCGCGTGGCGCCAGCTGACCGGCGGCACCTATGGCGCGCTGAAGGCCGCCGAATGGGAAGCGCCGCTGCCGGATCTGCCGGAAGGCGACCTGGCGCACCTGGAAACCACCGTCGCCGGCCTCGATCGGAACATCGCCACCCTGAACGAAAGCCTGGGCGCGATCAAGAACGCGGCGCGCAAGGCGCAAGAGGATGCCACCCGCCGCGCGAGCCTGGCCGCCGTCGCTGGAAAGGTGCCCGACCTGGCCGACCAGTTGGCCCGCGCCAAACAGGAACTGGCCGATTACGAACCGTCCGTGGTGGCGCTGCGCGAGCGCGCCGCCGGCAAGGCTCGCGTTGGCCTGGTGCACGACATGGCCGTCCTGCTGGATGAAATGGCGAAATGGTTGCAGCAGGATGAACCATACGGCCAGAAGTGCGAAGAAATGGTCGAGCGCTACGAAGCCGAAAACGGGAAGATGGGCGCCAAGGTCGACACCGAAGCCCAGGCGCTGCTGCCGGCGCACGAACAAGGCCTGGTGGTGATCCAGAACCGCATCAGGAACCTGCAGCGCGACCTGGACAGCGCCACGCAAGCGAAAGGACAGTTCGACGCCCTGGCGCCCGCTGACGGCGCCGTGGATGCATCGGCGGAACTGGCGGAAGTGGAAGACATGCTGAAGTCCGCGCGCGCCGATCGCCAGACCACGGCCAATAAGCTGCTGGATATTCAGGCGGCCACGAACGCGCGCGCGGCAGCGGCCACGAAGACCGCCCAGGCGCTGGCGCACCACAACGACGTGATGGCCTGGACCAAGGTTGCCGACGCGCTGGCGCCGGATGGCATCCCCGCCGAAATGTTGAATGATGCGCTGGAGCCGGTGAACGCTGGGCTTGCACAGAATGCGATCGATACCGAATGGATGGTGCCGGCGGTTTCCTCCGACATGGCCCTGACGGCTGACGGTCGCCCGTACCAGCTTTTGAGTGAGTCGGAGCAATGGCGCTGGGACGCGATGTTCGCGGAAGTGGTGGCCGAACTGTCGGGCCTGCGCATCCTGATGCTTGACCGCTTCGACGTGCTGGACTTGCCGGGCCGAGCCCAGTGCCTGGAATGGCTCGACAGCCTGGCGTTCAACGACGTGATGGATACCATCCTGCTGTTCGGTACCCTGAAGGCGCTGCCCACCGACCTGGCCGACACGATTACTGCGTATTGGGTCGAAGACGGCATGATCGCCGGCGCGCGCGAACAGGCGGCAGCATGAGCACCCCGGCGTTGATTTATCTTGCCATGAAACTGATTCTGCTGGGAATAGCGCTTTCGGTGCACGACAAACAGAGAACGGGGAAATTTTCCTTTGTTTCCTATGTCATTTCCAGCAGCGTATCAATCGGACTGCTGTATTGGGGCGGGTTCTTCGCCGGTGTGCCAGCATGAAGACCTTCAAAATTTCCAAGGCCCAAGTAAAAAAGGTGCTGAACCCGTTGCCCGTGCCGACCATCTGCCCGAATTGCGGCGGCGCGGTGGAGCGCGTCAGCAACAGCGTGATCTACCGGAAGGAATACGGCACCTGGCCTTTTGCCTATCGGTGCGTGGTCGACGCCTGCGACAGCTATGTGGGGATCCACCCGAAAACTGATATCCCGCTGGGAACGTTGGCGAACAAGGCCGTGCGCGCGGCCCGGAAACAGGCCAAGTCGCACCTGTCGCCCATGTGGGAAGTCGACGGCATGGACAAAAACGCCGTGTATGCCTGGCTGGCCCGCGAAATGGGCATCACCGACGTGAATCACTGCCACATCGGATGGTTTGACGAAAAGCAGTGCGCCCGCGTAGTCGAAATTTGCCTCAACAACAAAAGGAACGCAGCATGAAACAGCTACCACCGTTGTACACGCTGGCCCATGGAATCGAAGTGGTTGGCGATTACCCAGCGAAGGGACGTAACCGGTATGCGCGCCTGCGCATCAGGCCGCACCGGTTCTTCCCTGGTGTGCCGGTGGTAGCGAATGGCATCTATGTTCGAAAAAGTCGGGTTCTGCTGGCGGCAAAATTGGGGCGCGCGCTGCTGCCGAATGAGCATGCGCACCATGGTGATAAAGATCGCACCAACGACGTGGAGGGGAATATCGAATCGATTTCACCTGCCGACCATAACAAGCACCACAAAACCGGCTTCAAGCACTCTCAGGAAACAAAAGACCGCATTGCCGCGACCCTTCGGGAAGCTTATGCAAGCGGACGTAAATCACCTTCAAATGGAGCAACAAAAAAATGAAGACAATCTTATTTTTCGATACGGAAACAACCGGCTTGCCGCTGTTCAAAGAGCCAAGCGAGCATCCCGACCAGCCGCATATCGTCCAACTCGCGGCTGAACTGTGCGTGGAAGAAACCGGCAGGACGCTGGGCGCCATCAACCTGATTTTGAAGCCGGAAGGCTGGAAAATGTCCGTCGAAGCCCTGGAAACGCACGGCATCAGCGAGGACCATGCCGACCGCTACGGCGTGCCGGCCAAGGTGGCGCTGGACGCCTTCCTGGAACTGTGGTGCAACGCGGACATGCGGTGCGGCCACAATGAACCCTTCGACGCGCGCATGCTGCGCATTGCCATCATGCGCTGCGCCTACTGGTCGGGCGAAGCGATGCAGACCGGCGCCGGGGAAGTGCCGTTCGCGGACTACTGGAAGGCGGCGCCGGCATTTTGCACGCAAACCAGCAGCACGAAAATTATCAACCTGCCGCCCACGGAAAAGATGCTGGCAAAGCGCATGAAAGGGCCGAAATCCCCGAACTTGGGCGAGGCGTATTACCACTTCACCGGCAAGGTGCTGGATGGCGCGCATGATGCGCAAGTCGACATCATGGCCTGCAAAGCGGTCTATTACGGCATCCGCGCGCACAACTCTGCAGATTAATCACACGGCGCGCCGTCTACCAGCGGCGCGCCAACTGGAGACAATATGACCACCGACACCAATGCCGCAGTGACCCTGCGCGATGACGCTGCATTCAAAGAGGCAGCAACGATATTTTTCGACAATGTACCGGACGGCAATAATTCGTCAGAAACGTGGAGTGCTATACACGCAGCACTGTGGCCTGCAATCGCGTCCTACATCAAGCACACCGCCACCGTTGCAGCTATCCAACCGGCTGGCGATGCTGACGAACTGCACTACAACGCCCAGCGACTGCGCAACGTTGGCAAGCTGTGCGGCCTGGATTTCGGTTGCGATGACAAGCAAGTTGACGAATGCCGTGGCGCGCTGCTTGGCAGTATTGCGTCAGTGCTGCGGAATCGTGCTGCCGCCCCCGCAGTCCCGAGCCAGCCCGAGGCGAGCGCGGAGCCGATCACCAACTGGTATGAGAGTATGCGCCGCACCTTGATCGGACAGGTTCACGAACTTATCGACATCGCCGAGCGTAGCACATGGCGCAAAGACGACGAGGACGAAGTCAAGCGCACGGAGGGAGCAATCGCCCATGCCCGCAAAGTATCTTCCGTGTACAACTACAACGGCGACGGAACAACGCAGCGCACCCAAATTCTTGCCACCAGTAGCGCAGCGAAGGGGGCGACACCATGAGCAACTATGACCAGCCGACAGAAGAAGAACGCCGCTTGCTGAATGAGGAACTTGACAAGGCAATGGCGATTGCCAAGGTTGAAGTCCTGCTGCGCCAGCATTACGACCGGCGCGGCAAGGTACGGCAGCATGAGCCTGAGCAGCGCGGCGGGTTCGACCGCCGCGCCATGGTGGCGCCGATTAATCCTTAACTGGCTCGATGGCGTCGGCCAGCACCTTGCGGGCCGCGTCATCGATTCCTTTTACGGCGGCCATTTCATCTGCCGTCAGAGTGGTGCGGCCTTCGCCATGGGCCTTGGCGATAATGCCCGACACTTCCATGGCCGACGCCATCGCGTTCATGGCCGTGTTCATCAGCGCCAGCAGCGCGTTCAATGCCTCAATCGTTCCCATCACTTTACCCCTTTGGTCTGTAGATACTGCTGAAGCTGCGTAAGCAGCGCTGTGGCCATCGCCAACTTACCCATGGCCGTTGTGGTGTCGCCTTGCCCGTTCGCGGTGCTGGCGGCGTCTAGGGCGTCCCTGGCGGTATCGGTGATGACCAGCGCCTGCTTGGCATCTGAAATATTGATGCTTCCAGCTTTCAGGGCTTGGGCGGCGCTGGTGCGCACTGCGGCATTGACGCTGTAGCCGTAGGCTATTTTTTCTTCCAGGCTTTGCGCAGGCGCCAGCCCAGCCTGAGTACATGCGGTCAACAGCATGCACATGGCCAGCAGCTGCAGGATAGTATTGCGGAACGTTTTCATGGTGGGTCTTTCGGTGGTGGGGAAGGTGAATGGGGCATGTCACGCAGTATCAGGCCGACCACGCCAACCACGCAACCGATATTGAATTTCAGGAAGTCTGCACGGGCAGCCGGGTCCAGGTAGGCGAACAGCGCCCACACCAGGTAACCGACCACGCCGACGCCGGCTTTTGTTTTGGCGCGCGTGCTGCTCATGGCGTTTCCAGACTGTCGAAGCGTTCCAGGTTGCGGCCCTTGATCATGGCCAGCAGCTTGTCGGCATAGTCAGGATCGGTCGCATAGCCGGCGGCGGCCACGGCGCGGCACCAGCCAGGGCCCGTGGTTTCCTTGAAACAGGCGGCATAGCGCTTGTTCCGCTTGAAGAAATCAACTCGATCGGCAAGGCAGGCGCCCCAGGTTGGATACTGGCGCCAGCGCGCCATCACCATCACCCGCTTGCCGTTTTCGAACTCGGCGGTTTCCATCATCAGCACGGCGCCTTTCCACGCTGAATCCGCCTTGACGCCGAACAGGTTGAATCCCTGCTTTGCCAGCTTGGACGCGCCCCAGGCCGATTCTAGCGCGGCCTGCGCCAGGGTGAAGCTGGCGGGGATGCCGCTGGCGCGGTGCGATGCGCGCGCAGCTGGCACAATTTGATCGAGAAATTCAGACGGTGACATATCAGCCCTTCCAATGGGACAGCGCCCAGGTTAAAAAACCGCCAGCGGTGCCAGCGGCGCCGCCCATCATCAGCAAGGTTCGCCAGCCGCCCTTTGCCTCGTGCATGGCCGTCAAAATCAGGTCGATTTTTTCGGTTTGCCTGGCATTTGAAAACTTCAGGTCCGCAATAGCCGCTTTCATGTGCATCATTTCGGTTTCCATCACGGCCAGCTTGACGGCGTTTTCGTGGTCGATTGGCGTTGTCATCGGGTATATCCTTTCGCTACCCCACAGCTAAGTGGGTGATGGTTTAATTGGCGTTGTCCACTGCGGTGATAAATTCAACGAAGACGAAACCGCCGCTGGCGTTGTCGATGCGGAATCGCGCCGTGCGATTAAATCCATTTGCCGGATTAACCCAGCCGGTGATTTTGAAGGCTGCCGACCAGTTGACGACTATCGGCGCACCGCTCACGTTGTAAATGGTAACGTCCACTTCCAGCGCATCCGTGGCTACAGGAACGAGAGCGATATTGATCGGTGTGCCAGTGGCGCGCACAGATGCAAAATTGCATACTGCCAGGTCAATAGATACCGTCGCCCCTGCGCCAGGTGCATAGTTCACCTTCCCGCGCGTGCCAGAATCAGCAATGCGGGTGGCGGTCGACACGTTGTAGATTCCGCGCCAGTTGTTGAAGGTGCCGGCGTCCGTGATCGTGGCGCCAACACCAAACATTTTCACTGAATCGATGCGGTTGTCATGGCTGGCCGCGTTCATGGTGATGCCGCCCACCGAACCGCCAGAAAAATAGTTATTGCTTGAGCCAAGAATCTGGACGGCTGGCGACAGATAGCCGGCCTGGAGCGCGTAAAAGCTGTTCGTGTTTGCGGTCACTCGCAAGATAACGTCGCTCACCGAATTGACTTCCATATCCATGCCCAGCACGATATTGCCCACGGCAGTGCGGCCCACGTCGACGGTTTCGCCAAACTCAAGGCCCACGGCGTTGCCTTCGCTGGTGCCGCCGATGAATTGCGAGTTGATCAGGGAAAGCGCCTTGACGCCGGATCCGCTGACTTTCTCCATGCTGATATTTTCGAACGTGTTTGCGGACGAAGACACGGTGCCGTCGACCAGAATGCCGTTCTGCGGCGTAGTGGTAAAGGCCTCGATATTGCCGCTGACGATGATGTTTCGGAAGTTGCACAACTGCGCCCATCCAAGTTTGAAACCAGACACCACGGTGTTGGTAACCCGAACATCGTCAAACGTCCCATTGATGACATTTTTCAGGTCAAGGCCATGCTGTGCGAAGCCGTTCCCATCCAGAATAAGATTCTTCAGTTGCGAGCCGTACAGCCAGCCAGGGCCGCCGCCGCTGCCGTCGATCTTGATCACCGAATCGGCGGCAGCGGTCAGCTTGATACGGAAACCCGGGTCGCAAATGAAATTGGGCGCCGAAGTGAACACCAGCGGCAGCGATGTAAGGTGAACGCCAGGAAGGCCGCGCACCACCACGCCAGAGTTCAGTGCCGTTTTTACCTTGCCCAGCGCCACCGTATCGTCAGCCACGCCATTACCGACGCACCCAAAATCCGCCGTGGTTACTTCGTCGCGCAATTTGGCTTGCACCGTGCGCGCGACCGCGCCCACCACCGACGAAATGTAGCGCATAAACGTGGCGCCAGTCGACAGGCCCAGGTCGACCAGGAAGCGCCCTACGCTACCCAGCGGGTACACCTGACCAATATCAAAGCCAACCAGGCCGGCGCCGGTAATGTCGGCAATTTCATCTGCGCCGATCGGGGTCTGAAAATCGTCAACCGTGTAAATCAGGTTGTTCAGCACGTCGCGCACCTCGACGCGGTAGGCGCCCACCCAGCGAATGGCGTTGGCTGGCTCGCCGCGCGCATTCAAAATAATCGGGTTGGCTTGCGGGATCGTGCCAATTTCATTTGTGTAGGTCGCCTTGGGATTGCTGGTGCCGGCGTCGTAGGTGTACACCTTCCCGGCAATCAACGGAATGCCGTTGTTGTCGAAAAACTGCTGCTTTGGGTTGGGCATCAAGGCTGTGAACATGGCTTATCCGTTGGTGATGTTGAGTGCTTCGAATTTGAAATCCATGCCGGTAACATCTGCCGACACCTGCAGGTAACCGCCTGGCCCCATGCCGCGGCCAACCAGTTCCGGGCAGGTGTAGCTTTCGCCCGGATTGATCGTGCGCGCGCTGATCAGGGTTACCGCGCCCGCGCCCGCGCTGCCCACCATCTGCGCTGTGAACAGCTTCGCAGCGGCGGTGTCGTTGCAGACCACTGCCCCTGTGATCTTCCGCTTGGTGTTCGCAGGAACAACATCACCCTGGGTGACCAGTGCGGCGCTGACGTTGCCGCCGTCGAAAAAGTAATTTGTGATCATTTTTTATAACTCCCTGGGTTTAAGAAAGAATGCCGTTGGCAACAAGAGCCGCTTGCATGGTGTTGAGGCGCGAAACAATGGCGTCAGCCTGGGCCGCCGTGGTGTAGCCGTACGGTGCGGCGTTGGTCGCGCCGGTGCCGGCCACCGCGCCGCCGGATGCGGCAGCGGTCTGCGCCGCCTTCCCGTTGCAGCCAAACGCGCCAACCGATTTCAAGGATGCTGCGGAAAATAGCCCGGTTCCATCCACTTTTGCCACCTCGATGCCGTTGACATTCCAGCGATGCCCGAATATTGCACTGGATGCGGTTCCTGAGTTGTAGTTAATGAATCCCTCGGTTGATGTCGGCCCCATGCCAAAACTGTAATTCCCGGTGGCGTCAAACAGCCGATACGCTACGCTGGCCGCGCCACCTGCAGAATTGGTAGTGTCAACAGTCGTAAATCTGCCCGATGCAGCAGTAGTTGCGCCAATCGCCACCTTGTTCATGGACCCGAGCGTGGCCGGGTTAATCGTTACCACCCCGGTTCCTGTGGGCGCCAGCACCACGTTTGCATTGGCAGGCGACAGCGCCACGGCACCGCTGGCGGTCAAGGTGGTGAAGGCACCAGAATTAGCAGAATAAAGCCCGATCTTTCCAGGGCGCCCCCAATCCACACCCGTGTAGAAACTGCTCATGGAGAAAATGAGTTCCTCCAGGTCGGCGTTGCTGGATGGCGCCGGCTGTGTGAATTGTTCGAACTGCTGCTGCAGCGCCTGCATCTGCTGGCGCAGCTGGACCAATTCATTCATCAGCGCGGCGACTTCCGGCGGCGTGTCGGGCTGCTGGTCAGCCGCGGGCGCGGCGGGGGTCGGCACCAGGCCTTCGGCGGCCAGGGTTTCGATATCATCGCTGCTCGATCCAGTCTCGCCGCCCACGCGCACGAACAGATCGGACAGCGCGCGCGAAAATTCAGGGGTCATCAGCACGTCCAGCGTCTTGCCGGATGCGTCGATCGCCTTACCGATCGGAACACGAACAGGGAAAAGGTTCAGGCCCATTATTGCCTTGGGTTCAGCGTGGCGCCGAAGATGGCCCGTTTTACCGGGTCAGAAATCGTCAATCGGTACACGCGATCTTTCGAACGCCCCATTTGATGCCAGCGCACGCGGTTGGCGAACTCGCCAATGGCGCCCATGCTGCGGTCGTGCTGGTTGCTCCAGTTCTTGCCGCCATCGTCTGACCAGTCCAGCAGCGCCACCGGGTCGACGCCCTGGCCGCTCACCAGGCCAACACCGGTTTCCATGTCGATTTGCAGGCAGTCGTGCGTGATCCACTGGTAATCCGGTGTTGAAATGTGGGGCGTTGCGCGAATAGATGGCATCGGGCTGGTGCCATCCTTGAAATAATCCAAGTCCAGCGCGTACAGGTTGCCGTTCTCGTAATCGCCCACCACATGCGTGTTGGCAAAATACATGTGGCTGTTCGACCGGTGCCGCTCCAGGTTTCCGCTGACCGGGTTCAGGTAGGCACGTTGGTGCCACAGCCCGGTGGACACGTCATACACCCAGGTGACATTCCCGGTTGGGAAGCTGATCACGTAGAACGAATGCCCCTCTTGCTGGTAGGCGTAGGCCACGGCGTCGGAAGCATCGCCATAGCTGGCAATCGCGGTTTCGATCGCGTTGGTGCTGACCCGCACCGGCGTGTAGCCGTTCAGGCGCCACACGATGCCGGCGCCGTCCGCGTTCTTTCCCAGCCAGAAAATGGTGTTGTCCAGCGAGGCGACCGAATCGCGGGCCATGCAACCCTGCTCGATCGACGCGTTTGTATCGCGCGCGAACGGGAAGTCAGGGTTGGCGCTGGCGCGCCAGATTTCGGTAACGGTCTGCTTGAAAAATACCAGTTCATCATGGTTCACGATGAAATTGATGATCGGTTCGAAGTTACTTTCAGCCGTGGCAAAGTCCAGCGCGTCGAAGGTGATTTCGTTCCCACCGGTGATGTAAAACTGGTTTGTGCCGGGCCGGTTGAAAATCGCGTAGGTGTTCAGGAAGTCGACGTTATCGGCGCCGTAAAAACTCGGGTCGGAAATTTGCGTCACCGTGTTCTGCACCAGGTCGACCACGTAGCCGTTCGGGCCGGTGACAATGACCGCCTGCAGGCCGTTGTCGTCAATTTTCACGGGCGTGTTCAAGTCGTCCACAGCGCCAATGTCGGTAAGGACAAACGTTTCGCTCAGCCGGTAGACGCGCGTGCCGGCCACCACGATTCCGGCGCCCCCGTCCGTAGGCGCGTGTTCGCCGCGCACGGCACCGTTGGCCGCCGAAGTAAGCGGGCGCGTGCCTGGTGTGCCATACAGCGCGCTGACGGCCTTTGCCGTGCCAGATTCCCCTGTGACCGGGAAAAGGTTGATGCACACCTGGCAATCCAGGTTGGTGCTGCGCTCCAGGTAGGACGCACCGACGAATGGGATTTGCATTATTGATCCCCCGTCATGTCGCCCAGCGTGCGCGGCGGTGTCGGCGGTGTCGGTTGCAGCGCTGCGTTGACTTTTTTTGTCATGTTGCGCGATTCCAATTTCTTGGCCGCGTACTTGATGGCATGGCCGGCCACCGGCGTGCCGCCGAACATGCCTTCGAATTTATTCATGACCTTTTCCATTGCGCTGGCGGTGTTCGAACTGTTCACGCTACCTTTCGGTGTGCTGTACAGGTCCGTTGCCACCTTCACGGTGTCGCGGATTTCTTCGGCGCCCTTCTTCCCGAACAGCGGTTCCAGCTTGCCGTCGCGGTCCAGTTCGGCCACGATGCGCTTGATTTGCGCTTCGGACCCGACCACGCGGCCCGACGAGTCGGCGCCGGCGTTACTGAACATGCGTTCTTTCATCTTGGCGATGGCCGCGCCGCGCAGTTCCCTGGCGGCCTGCTGGCCGGCTGCCACGATTTCCGGGGCGGTGCCGGCTGGGTGGGCCTCCAGCACGCGAAAAGCGTGCTTCATGTCATCCAGGCTGCCATCGAACAGAATGTGGTCGGCCACATCTTCGGTTGCGACCGCGCGATCCTTGGTGCCGCGCTTGGTGCGCAGCAGCTTGTCGATCACGTCGCGGTTCTTAAACTCGTTCGCGTAGTTCTCATACAGCCGGCGCGCCTGCTGGTAGGCCGGGCCGCCTTTGCCGGCGGTGGCGTCGTCAATCACCTGAACGGCCTGCTTTCCGAAGGCACCATTTGGCGTGCCAGGCTCGGACAGCGTGTTCGTCATCTTGCGCAGCTGTTCCATGTCGTTGATCGACATTTTGCCGGTGCCGCCAGAGAGGCGATCGACTTCCTTTTCGATGGCCGTCACGATATTGGCGGTGCTGGCCGCCGATCGGTTCTTTTCCACGAAGTCAAGCAGCGGCTTGACGCTGACCTGTTCGGCCAGGTCGCCATTTTTCTCGGCTTCCTTGTATGCGTTCTTGATTTCGGCCTTTTTGGCAGCGCGCTTCATTTCCAGCGCATTTACCACCGCTTTGCCGGTCTGGCGCGAGCTTGATGCCGTGGCCCCGGTTTCGTCGGCCAGCGCATCCATGTGCTGTTCCATGCCGCGGTTCAGTTCTGCGAACCGGTTGTCCAGTGCCTTGCCTTCCGGGCGCTTGGCCGCCTCGCGTTCGAACTGCACGTCGTCCATCGACCGGGACAAAATCCCTTTGGTCGGCTGCATCGGCGCGCGCATGTTGGCAAAGCGCTGGGCGCGCAGGGTTTCTTCTGCCGTCGCGGCAGCGCCCACGCCAGCCATGCCTGCAGGCTTCGGGCCGCGCACCAGGTCGGCCAGTGTGCCGGCGGTCAGCTTCGGCGCTCCAGCGACCATTTGCGCGTCCTGGGCGGCCATGGCGGCGGCGCTGGGACCGGCCAGGCCGCGCAATGCGGTGCTGCCGCTGCCAATTGCCTGGGCGGTGTGCAGCATCTGCGTGCTGGGCAGTGCGCCAAGCGGTTCGGCCACCTTGCCAATGCCGCGCAGCAGCTGGGCGCCGGTACCGGTGGCTGGCTGGTAGGCGATGCGTTCGGCAATGGCGCTGGCGTTCTGTTCCGGGTCACCGCCGCTGATGGCCGACTTGATGAAGCCGCCAGGGACGGCAATCACCGGCGTTGCCATTGCCGCCAGCACACCGATACCAGCATCCGGGACGCCGAACACGTTGCCCAGCAGGTTGTCATCGCGCCAGGTGCGATCCGGCGCGCGCAGGCGCGCTTCATTCTCCAGATCGGCCTTGGTCGCCTTGCGCGGCGGCGCCGGCTTCGGCAGTTCAGGCGCCGCGCGGCCATGCTCTTTTTCGTAATTCAGGCCGGCCAGTACAGACCGCACCTTGTTAAATTCGGCCTCGGTCTTCGGCGCCGTTGACAGTTGTGGCGACCCGGCGGCGCGCCAGTCGTCCACAGCCTTTTTATTGGCGATCGCTTCAGCCCGGAAGTTCGGGTGCACGTCCTCAAAATTCTGCGCGATCGGCTTCTGTTCCACCGGTTTGGCCGTGGAAAGGTCGAAACCGCCACCAGGTGGGGCGGTTGCTACTGGTTTTGCGGTGGACAGGTCGAAGCCCATTATTTGACCTCTTCGAATTGCTTGCCGTCAGGGCTGACATACGCCTTATTGCCGCTGGCGTCCGTGTGCAAGGTCCAGCCCTTGGCGTTCGATGTGGGCGCGGCGCCGGCGCGCTTGCCGTCATGGTCGCGCCCGCTGGTTTCGTTCGACATATCCTTGCGCACAGCCTTTGGCGCCTTCTGCGCGGCCTTGATTTCGGCCTGCAGCTGCTGCACGGCAGCGGCATACGATGGCTGGTCGAACGCGGTGGACAGCAGTTCCTTGGCGTGTTCCTTGTCCGATACGGTCGCCACACCGCCGCGCGACATGACCTGACCGTAAGCGTTCGCTAGAGCGTTGTTTGCCATGGCGAACTGTCGCAGCGCGGGGTCGTTGGTGTTCGAATCGAACATGATCTGCGCCTTGCCGAATGGCAGCAGGCCGCTGCGCGCGACCTTTTGCGATGCCTCCAGCGCCAGCGGCGCCAGTTCGGCGGCCTCATTGGCGGCAATCTCGATCGAAGCGCTGCGCGTGCCGGCGGTGCGCTGTCCGGCTTTCAAACCCTGGAATTCTGCCATTTTGGCGGCAATGTCGGCCCCGTTCAGACCCTGTGCATTGGCCTGGCGGGCGATTTCCTCTCGCACTTTGACCAGGTTGCGCGCACTCTGGGCGCCGCGGCCAAAGTTTCCGATGACGCCGCTGTCGCCAGCAAGGTACTGCTGGGCCGTCATGCGCACGGCCAGCGGATCCATCGGGGCGTCATCGCCCGACTTGTCCTTTTCCTTGTCGTAGGCCAGGCGGGCGCCGGCGGTGCGCGCGCTGCTGTCCGCGGAATACCTGCTGCTGGCCGCGCTGCGCACGCTGTTGGCGATCGACACATCGTTCGTGGCCTTCGTGTTGGCGCTGACGGTGGTCAGGTCGAACTGGTCTTTTGCCTTCATCACCTGCATCAGCGTGTTTTTGGCCCAGCCGTTCAGCGCGCGCGGATCCTCGGGCAGCCCGCTTACTTCGTCCAGCTTGGCCTGCGCGATTTCCGGCGAAATCACGCCGCTGTGCGCGGCAGCGTTCAGGCCGGCCAAAATCTGCTGCTTGGTCACGCCGGGGTTGTTCGCCCAGGCGCCCGCCAGCTGCCCGGCCATTTCGAACTGATGGCTGGCAGATTCGCGGTTTGCCTTGTCGGTGTCTGCTTTCGTCTTGTCGATATCGGCATTGCCCTTGCGCTGGTCCTGGTCGGCCTTCACCGCTGCAGCGTGGCCTTTGTAGTTGCCAGATCCGGCCAGCGCCGACAGCAGGCCCGCGCCGCCGTTCGGATTTGCCTGCAAGGCTGCACGGTAAGATTGATCATCCTGCTGGGCCTGGGCTTGCTGCTGCTGCTGGTATTGCGCCTGCTGGTCCGCGTTCAGCATCTGGCGCAGCTGCAGCACCTTGCCCTGGGATTCGATAGGCGAATCGAGTTGAGGGGGCCGAACTTGCAATGCGATGGTGTTGTCCATATCAGACCCCGTAAAGTTGTGCGTTTTCGCTGTAGTCGCCAGAACGGCCACCGCCACCGGTGCCATAGTCAGGCGGTGGCGTGTAGCTCATGCCGCCATTCATCTGGTTCAGGTATTGCTGCTGCTGCTGGTTGTTCGCGTACTGGCCCAGCCCGGTGTTGAAGGCATTCGCCATGCCGACATAGCCAGATGCGCGTGCCGCGGCGGCGTT